ACCAAGAGTAACAGTAAGGATTGGATTACCACGGGCAAACGACACTTTTCCCGAGGCTGGAACATTATTTGGTTGGATGTTAAGGTATTTTTTTGACATTTTATATATATACATATATAAAAAATAAAATAAAAAATAAAAATAAAATACATAGAAAATATTTACATTTTTATTTACAATGTAACTGTTACACTATCACCTTTGATGCTTATACGGCGTAAGTGGAATAGGTAACAGTATAAGAGCTTATCTTGTGTTGGAGGTTGGTCTACACCAGCAGCAGTAGTTTCTCCATAAAATAACTGGATTTGATTGGATTTATTATTGAGATTTGCTACACCATCATTTAATGCATAAGCACGACCAATCAAGAAATTACGGTTGTAATCAACAAAAGATCTAGGAACTATTTTAGCTTGATTAAGTGCTTTTTCTAATTCAATTAAAGGCTGAGCTGCAACTGAGACCCCCTTATTAATCTTGGATACAACTATAGGACGAGAGGGGACTAATTTATCGTCTACGACCATTTGGTAAGATGTCAGTCTATCTATTATTCCACATTGACCACTACGAATAGAATGAAGTTGTCCATCCATAGAAGTTGTTTCTTCTTCATATGTTTCTTGAGTTCCAGCCATTAGAGCGGGAGGAGATAAAACAGTAGCATCCGTAGGCATAACAATCATAGATTTAGCACGAGTATTAGATACTGCTAAATTTATAGTTGCATTACGATTCGATTTTAAAAGTGAATGTTTATAATTAGTAACACTTGGAATATCAATTTCAATTGAGCCACCATCTCTCATTCTCTTCATCATACCAGCTTCATATTGTGGGTCTAAACCAACTTGCTGACAAACAATAGCACAATTAGATATTTCGGTGGTTGCTGCGTAAGATGTGGATGCAGCGATAATTTGTGTCGTTAAATCACCAACTTGAACTCTCTTGGTATCGAGAGTAGCACTAAATATAATGAAATTATTAGAGGTTGCTTCAACACCAGTACCAGTATTGCTATTTTGGAACTGCTCACATGTAATTCTTACATAACCATCAGCCACTTCAATATTATCAATCTTGGGATGCCCTTGCGCGCCAGTAGCAGTTAAGGTCAAGGCACATTCAGTTAGGGGATCATCAATCTTACATATACCAATTCTTTCACCTTTTACAAAAGGGCAATTTTCTACTGTTCTCATATTGTTTTGTAATCCTAAATATATCTCGGTGCGGTTAGTAGCATTATTAATCGATAGAGCAAGTCCATCTTTATCTACACCATGAAAGATGGGGTTTTGTTTCATACGACGATTACGATTAACACTATCTAACTGTTTAAGATATCTTGCGGGGTCTTCCAAATCCACTTCAACAAATAATCCATCAGTCATTAAAACTGGAAATATTTTATTACCACCATCAGCAAACATTCCGCAGTGTATTGGAAGTGATAATTTAGCAGTTAAGAAATCATCAGTAGTCCCCCAGTCCCGGGTGGCTGGTACAGTCCCGACTGGTTTATAATAAGGATTAGATGATAAATCAATATTGTTAGATACCGATGTACCAAGTGTTCCTCTATTTTCAACTGTATTAATTAATGAACCTTCTTTTAATGCTCTTAATTTTCTCATACTATCATCTTGATTGTATGAATATTGCATTTGGACTTTAGCATTGTAGTCGCTAATTTCTTCCAGCAAAACGGAGCGATTTCCACTATAGATCCTTAAATTTTTGACTACGGATTGACCGCCGATAAAAGGATCTAACTGAAGGCGGGTTGGAGAACTTCCGGCTGGAAGACCTATTTTAATATCGAATTGTAAATATGAATTTTTACCATCTAAAAATTTTACTGTTGAGGGGATTTCAAAATCGACCCTTCTGCCACTTTGTCCAGCCGTACTAGAATACGACAATCCATTTGTGGACGGAACAGAAACTTGTGTTTGTGAAACTTTGATTTTATCATCATTACGCCAAAAAGAACTCATTTTATAATATACTAATATAAAATAAATCTTAATAAATAAATTTAAAAAAAATAAAAAAAAAAATAGTATTTAATTACTTCTTGCAACTTCGGTTGTTATAGCTTGAGTTCCTCCTAAACTTCTTGCTTGAGATTGGATGTCTTCAGTAGTTTGCTCTTTTTTCTTATCACTTGCATCGATATCACCAGCTAATTCTAAACCAGCACCAACAGCACCTATACCAGCACCAAGAATTTCAGCACCAATACTCCATGGTGTAATACCACCACTTACAACTCCACCAACTTCTAAAGCACTCCCAGCAATATTCATAAGATTACCAACACGAGAATAATTATTCGAACCAAAAACATCCATACCCGATTTACCACTAGCTAAAGCAGCAATATCTTCACCAGCATCTAATATTCCACCAGCACCAGCAATTAACGCTTTACCACTCGTCATAGCAGCACCTTTTAATGCAGTTCTACCAGCATCTAGTGCTAATCTAGCACCTTCACTACCAGCTTCTAGTGCTTCACTACTTTGTGCTACATCTTCACCAATAGTAGTAACTGTGGAAGCAGCACCCTCACCTTCTATTAGAGTATCACCAGCAGCGGGTAATGCTGCTGCGGATGCTTTTTGTGCTAATTTTTTCATCGCTGACCCACCAGCTTGAACTATACCAGTTTTAGATACAATTTTACCACCGGATGTACCAATACTTAATAAATCCTTTTGATTTTTAGAAGCAGCAGCACTATCTAATTCAGTTGTTGCTAAATCTAAATTTTCTGCTAAAGTATTATTAAAATCTTGTGTTGCTTGATTGTTAGCTCGAGTTTGAGATGTTTGACTATTTACTTGTGCTATTGATCCACCACTTGAATACAAATCCATTTTTATAATATATAAATATAATTTAATTTAATTATAATTAAAATAATTTTTTCTCACCTTCAGCGATTTTAGTTTCAAATCGAATATAAGCTGTTGCTGGATTAGTTTGCATATCTAAATATAAAAATGAAAATGGTTCATCTTCAATTGCTCTTTTATATAAATCCATAAATATATTAGGGAACATATCACCATATTCTTCAGCAATCTTTTCTAATTCTTTTGTGTTTTGTTGTTTCATGATAATTACATCAGTTGCATTATTTCTAATTAATCCACTAACAGCCCTAAATGATTGTGTTGTAAATCCTAATAGACCAATACCATAATGGCGAAAACGAGTTGCTAAAAATGAGACGGCGTTAGTTTTCTTGAAATCTTTTGTTAAAATATCATCTAGAAAAATTGCTACTGACCCCCTTTCAAAATCGTCCAATTTCTTTTGACTTTCAATTATATCAGTAATCATTTCATCAGTATAGTGGTCTTCACAATCAAAATATTTATTTAATAATTTGCCCTTTGGGTCAGCGTTTAATGTATTACTTATAATCTTAACACTATCGAATTTATCTTTGTACATGTCGGGATTGCATAATAGATTTACAAGTAGATTACTTTTACCTTGTTTTACACTACCAACAATTAAAAGTAGTGATGGCGGTTGTGGTAGATGTGGGTGTATATCACCGAATCTATCATCGGGGTCGGGGTCTTTTACTTTAAATACCTTAGGTGGTGCTTTCTCCATTTATATATATTATATATTATTATTATTTAATTTATTTTTACATATTTCAAAATATTCTTTTTCTAATTCAAAGCCAATATATTTACATTTTAATTCTTTACATGCTATACCGATTGAGCCAGTCCCCATAAATGGGTCTAAAACAACTCTATCTTCACTAACTATATTTTGTAAAATATGTTTGTGTAAATCTACTGGTTTTTGTGCTGGATGGTCTTTATCTTTTGCCTTAACAACTTTATATTTAAATATGTCGCCAGTCCCACATTTAATAGGTTTCATTTGTTTTCTTTCTCCACATAAAATCATCTCATGTTGATGTCTAAAAGTATAACCTAAACTACAACTTATTTTGTCCCATACAAAACATCTCATCTTTTTAACAAAAGGATATAGATGAATATAAAATAGAGGGTAGCTATCACTATTGCAATATATCAAAATTATACCATCATCTTTTAAAACTCTATCTATTTCTTTTAAAAATACTTTAAAAAAACCTTCTAATATACCCATCTCACTTAATGTTTTATTATATTTAGTTAGTGTTTTCGAATGCTCAGGTGGTATATAAGGAGGGTCAGTATATAATATATCTACGGATTTGTTCGGTAAATCTTTTAGTAAATCTAAACAATCACCATTTCTTAAATCCATTATATTAAAGTAATATATAAAAATAAACTATTAATTTACCACATACTCCATCCTTTAGAGATTGGTGTTTCTTCTTTTTTTTTTAACATTTCTAATATTTGTTTGAGTTCACTTTTGATACACACTACATCAACTTTTATTGTATTAAGAGTTTGGTTTATAGAGTGAATGTCTTGTTTGACTTCTTCTATCGGTTTTGTTACAAAAGGACTATCGGTCATGTATATAATTAAATAAATATTTTAATAATGAAATAAAAATAATAAATTATAATAAATGGAGAGATTACAAACCCCTAGACCATTGCCCGAAAATATAGATGTATGGAGTGAAGAAATAGAAGAGTTATTAAGTGAATGGGGTGAAGTTAGTATGTGTTATGCTTATTTACATAATTATAGTACAAGGAAATATAAAAGAAAATATCAACATTTACAAATTCCAATTATTGTATTATCAACTTTAACTGGTGTTGGTAATTTTGCTGTTGATAGTTATATTCCAAAAGATTATCAGCACGGATTTACTGCTGTTGTTGGAGGGTTCAATATATTTTGTGGAATATTGGGGACATTAGGATCATTCTTAAAATATGCTGAAACTTTTGAAGGACAT